CGAGCGACATCAAAGTGGATATGAAGTTCATCTGGCTAGCTGAGGCCACTGCCCCAGATGTCTTGCTGGTCCCTGCCTCACCTGGTGTCAGGACAGCACACACTTGCAGCTCATGCAGCCAGGGCCACTCTCATCAGGCGGGTTCAGTTTCCGCAGTTTATGCTGCCGAATCTCACGTACTAGTGTGTAGAAGGCATCCTCTACACCCTGCCGGGTCTTGGCTGATGTTTCAATGTAGGGGATGCCATAGCTGCGAGCAAGGTCCTGGGCCTGCCGAGACTCAACAGTGCGACCAGCCAGGTCACACTTGTTGCCCACCAGCACCATTGGCACATCATCTGAATCTTTCACCCGCTTGATCTGCTCCCTGTACTGATGGATGTCTTCAAAGGACTTGGTGTTGTTGATGGCAAATACACAGAGGAAGCCCTCCCCTGTGCGCATGTACTGGTCCCGCATGGCACTATACTCTTCTTGACCTGTTGTGTCTAAGATGTCCAGTAAACACGTCTCCCCATCAATGACTACCTGTTTCCGGTAGGAGTCCTCTATAGTGGGATCATACTCGTCCACAAAATGGTTCTGGATCAGCTGGATGGTCAGGGCACTCTTTCCCACGCCTCTAGCGCCCACCACCACAAGCTTGTATTCTGTCATCGCTTCTACAGGGGCTGCCAAACCAGGAGCTCTTGCCCCACCGCTTGCTGGCGCGACTGCCCCCGGGGCGGGGCGGGGCAGGGCGGGGGCGCGGACGGGTGCGACTGGGTCGCGCATGGGCTCGTCCGCGGCGGGTGCGGCTCGGGCTGCGGGCATAAGCACAGATAAAACACTATATGTTTTTGTTTTGTTCTCTTTCCTTTTTTTCAGAGCTGGGGGGACCGAACCCAGGGCTTGCGTGCTAGGCAAGAGCTCTATCACTGAGCTAAATCCCCAACCCCCAAAACACTATGTTTTAAAAATTAACTTTGGCTATCAACCAACACACTGCCACTAGAGC